TTTGATCTTGAGGCAGATAAGAGAAGGCTTAATTATGAGGGAGAGGTTAATTCACAAATCACTAACTCTCTACACAATATCTTAGACCGAGTTTCTAATTTCAAATAAAATATTATCAACTAAGGAATCTACGGATTCCTTTTTTGTTTTATATGATGTCATAATAGGTTTTTGTCCTTTTCCTGTCTGAGTGTCTTTTTTTTCTGCGGTTCTTTTTTGTTGACAGGCAGATCTTTTTTGTGAATCACTCATTTTACCTGCAACTCCAGCCGCCCTACATTTAGGGTAAGATCCTTTAGAAGTATCCTGTCGTCCACAGGGAGGGTGTTTACCGTCAACTTTACTACAAATGTTAACCCAAGGACCTTTTGGTTGAGAAGACCCTTTAGGTTTCTTCTTTTTACCAAACCAAACTCCTAAATCTTCATTTATTGTATGAACATCGTGAGTATTAACGTTATGAGTTCCATCTTTACCTTTTTCCCAAACACCAACAATTCTTTTTAAATTATTTTTTAAACTTTTTTTAATTGCAATATCATTTAATTTATTGTCTATAAATTCGTAAAAAGGACCTAACTCACTTTTACTCCATTTTTTTAAACCTATTTCAATTGGACCACTATATTCACCGGCAGTTATACTTGTACTTGCTTCAGTTATTTCAACCCATTCATTTACAGGTACAATTTTTTTATTTTTACCAGGTGTTTGGTTAATATTATTACCATCATCATCACTAAATGTTGAGTTCGGGTGTTTCTTAATATAATTTGTAACTTTTTTTGCTTTAGACTCTATTTTTTTGATTTGTTTTTTTGTTTCATCCATTGACCCATCATAACTATCAAATTCTAACATTGGACTATCGTATTTTGATACAGGTATTGTGAATGGTCCGTTTTGAGAATTTTTAAATTTTCTAACACCTAACTGCATTGGTGCAATATATGAACCTCTACTCCCACCACTATCTGAAGTTGCTTCAGATAAAACTTTCTTTATTATTTGATTTAAATCCATAATTTGTCTACTATTATAAATATCAACACAATACAAAATGGAAGAACAAGAAAATGAATTATTTGGTAACCTGTTTGGAACCATCAATTTACTAAGTGAAGAACATTTAGATGCAATTCTTATATCTATGAATAAAGATCACGCATTATATTATTTAATTGAGTCAGTTAAAGCATCACATAAACGTGGTGCATTTACAATTGGTGAATCTGAAGTTATATCAAAAGCCATTAGAGTGTTGTCAAAATTGGAAGAACCTAACCAAACTATTGATAAATAAAAAAAGGAGACAATTACTTGTCTCCTTTCTCTTATTCGGTATTTAATTGATTATCTCAATTCTCTCAAGTCAAATGTTCTAACTCCATCAACTGTGATACGTCCGTAGAAACGGTTATTAACCATTTTCTTAGCGTATCTTGTCATTATACCTTTGATAGGTGTAAAGTTGAATGGATTGTACATTGTAGGTGTCAATTGTAGAGGTACGTACGGTGCGTAGATGTAACCTGTGTCTAACAATGATGTTCCTTTGTGTCCTACTAACACTGTGTTAGCTGGGAAGTAAGGGTCACGGTAAACTTGGTAACGTCCTGCAAGAGTACCTACTCTTTCAATACCCATGTTATACTGATCTTGCTCAGGAGATGCGTTAGATACGTGGAAGTATTCTAAGTCATCAAAGATAGCTGAAATCTCAGAAGAAACTACGATCCAGTTAGCCCCACCTCTCAATGTAGATTTGTGGATTTGTGCTGACAATTGGTTAATCGCAGTAATCAAAGTTTGATTCCAATCTTTTTGAGTGTAAGATGTAGTTAAAGACAATCTTCTCCATCCGTTGTAATCCCAACGTAAGTTCCAAGCCGCTCCTTTTCTCAAGTCACGTAAGATCTCACGGTCAATCTCAGCTGCAACTTGCTCAGATAACAATGCAGTTAACTCAGCTTCAGCGTCGATGTTATGGAATGCAGCAACGTCTTGAGCTAACTCAGGAGACCATTGTGCTCTTAGTTTTCTTTCAGTTACAGAAACAGTTACTGATTCTAAATCGAAAGAAACCTCACCGATTTTATCTTCAAACTCTAAGTTTTTGTATCTTCTGTAAACCGCAGTAAATGAATTACCAGAAACTGCTGAAAATGTTGTTCCAGTGTATCCGTCTAATGTAGTACCACAAGTAGCACATACAGGACAAGATAAATCAACTTCTAAATAGATACAACCTTCTTCGTCACAGATATCGTAGTAAGAACCACCATTTCCTGTTGATGCGTAAGAAGTTGAAGCTTGACTACCGTATTTAACGATTCCTTTACCGTAGATTTGAGTAACAACTCTAAACAATAATGGACCAGTCCCTAATTCACAAGGTGAACCTTCCGCAACTACTAAACCTGCATTTGCGATAATTTTTAAATCAGACAAGAAAGTTTCAGTATCCATCTCGTTACCATCAGGTCCGATTAATTTACCTTGACCAGCTCTGTTAAAATCACACATTTTGATAATAATTTTTCTTGTTCCTGTTGTTGCAGTGTATTGTGAATTATTATTACCTGCATTTTCTAAGGTACTACCACTCCAAATTTGTGCGGTTGTATTCGCAGTAACTGCAGTCCATTGACCTTTAGAGTAATCAAACAATCCTGGAGGATCTAAACCTGCTTCACCACCTTCATAAAATAAATCATAAAGATTTTTAGCGTATGGTGTACCTACTGTTCCACCTGGGTACCCTGCGTTTTGATCTGCAGTTGGTCCACCTGGTGCTCCAATTGGTCCGAAGTGTTCTCCACCGTTAGCGGTTGAATTATCATATCCTTGGATACGAGGTACAAAGAAGAACAATTTACCGATTGGTAAGTTCATTGCTTGTACAGAAACGATATCGTTAGCCAACAATTTAGAGAAAACTCTTCTTACGATAGGGAAAACAACTGTTTCAAATGCTCCGTTGGAACCTTCAGAAGTTGCTTCGTTAATCAAGAAAGAAGCTTGGTTTTCATATAACTGTGCTACGTTTTCTTTTAGGTGACCTTTAAGGCCTTCAAGGAATCCTAATTTATCCCATTTGTTAATAGTATCTTCTTTGATAACTTTAAGGTGTTTTAACCCGATGTTACCAACAAGACCTGATTCTAATAATGCTCCCATTTTTTTGGTTTTTTATTTTTTTTTAGTTTATTTTTATTTTATTTTTACCATTAAATCTTTCATTCTCAAGAACTGAGGATTCTCATAAGTTTTAGATTCAATCAAATTAACGGCCGATCCTGATACAGGAGTTTTAGTGACCGATTTTTCGAATGACTCATTAATAGAGTTTTCCTTAGTTTTTTCAGATGAGAATTCATCTTTTAATGATTTGTAAAGACTTTTAGATTCTTTAAGTGTTTCAACATTGTCGAATCGTCTAAGTATATTTATTTTTTCTTGTTTTGTTGTTGAATGTTCTGTAAACAGTCTAGTTGCGTAAGCCAAATTAGAGTTAAAGATTGCTACTTCATTTAATTTAGTTCTGAAAAGATTCAAAGCCTTTCTGTACTCTTCATTTTTAGACTTTAGTAATTCCACTTCAGTCTCACTAATGTGTTGAGGAGCTGCTTTTGGTTTTGGTAAACCTTTTCTTCCAAATTTTGTTCCCGCACCTAATGTACGTGAAGCTTCTGTAGTTTCTCTTCTCTTTTTAATTGGTCTGTATTCACCATCTAAATTTTCTCCATCTTTATAAGAGAATTTTTTAGCACTTCCTGTATTGATCATTTTTTTACCTTCTTTTTGTTTGGTAGTTTTATAATCCATAACTTGTCCGTACTTGAATTTAGGTGAACCCATTCCAACTCCTTTAGCTTTAAATTTTGATTCCATTACATGATCCAAATCTTCTTCATCTAATTCTTCATCTTCATCGGACATACCGAAGTCATCCATTTCAATTTCATACAAAGTTTCATCAACATTAGTTTCGTACATTGGAGTTTCATACATTTCTTCATGATGTCTACGACTCATGCGTCTTGGTCTTTCTTCAAAATCCATTTCTTCTTCTTCGTCTTCAAACTCTAATTCTTCATCTTCATCTTCATCAGACATACCGAAGTCGTCCATTTCAATTTCGTACAAAGTTTCGTCTAATGTAAGATCTTCATCTTCATATTCATCTTCTTCATCAAGTTCATCTTGATATTGTTCAGAAAGTTGGATGAAATAATCGGCTCCTGTTTCACTATCCGATAATGTAATGTTATTACTAGCATCTCTCTTTACGATAACACCATCTTCGTCATCCATAGATTTGAAAACTTTAATTACATCTGACATATCTGCACCAGTCATGTCAATTGCATCATCATCTTCCACACCCATCTCAATGTCTTCCATGCCGTCATCTTCTATGTCATCAGTAGGTATAGGTTCTGCACCTAAATCTACATCCTCGACATCATCTACTTGACCTTCAGGTTCAACAACCTCTTCTTCGTCTTCAACGTCAATCTCTTCTTGTTCTCTAAGAGATTCTTTTACTAATGAGCTGATTTCATTCTTCATTGTAGAAGAAAGTATTCCTTTTGCATTTTCTTTAAGAGCTTCTTCCAAACTTCGAATTTGGAATAATGCGTCTTCAACAACTGATTTTTTGTTCATCTATAGTTTGTTTTACAATATAAATAGTAGGTAAATTAAAAAAATTCATTTTTTCTAATTATTAGGCAAAAAAAAATGGGTACAACTAATGTCATACCCATCTTAAAAATTAATTAAAAATTAACTAATTACCTCATCAATTTTACTTTCAGTGATTGATGTAATTCTCCAATCCATAGTATAGTGTTCATACACTTTAGTTACTTTTGCCTCAACATCAGTTGGTGTATAACCCAATACTAATTTTTCTTCTCTTGTTTTTTTTACTTTTCCTGATTCAGTATCTAATAAATCAGATGTGATTTTAGCCACAAAATACTTTTCTCCTTGTTCCATAGTTTTTTTTATTTATCTAAATAATCGGTTAATCTTTTCATTAAGTCAAGCGATTTGTTACCACTTTCACCAACATGACGATCTACTGACATTTTTTTGTCTTCATCTAAGTTCTCCTCATACTTCATTCTATCATTCTTATCTTGGAAAAGATAAGCTCCAGGTGTAGATGGTGAAGACACTAAGTCAAAACAAATAAGTTCAAAATCATCTTGTACTTCATTTTGTTCCCCAACTTTTTTAAGGGATCCTACACCACGAGAAGATATACCTAAAGTAACTCCTTGTCGTAAGTAGTTTGCTGCCAAATCTCCCTTAGTAGAAACAATCCCTCTTTCATGGAAACCAGGACTTGTTAACAATTTAAGTTTACCTAACAATACAGGTCCCTCCCACCATATATCTGTTATTAGGTGTGATACACGATCTAAATCAATTAAAGAAGACTCAGGGTGGTTTAATTCAGATAATGAGGTTCCTTTCTCAATCATCTTTCTATAATTTTCCGATTCTCTCTTTAATATCTTCTCAGGGTATACTCTACCATTTCTGTTAGGTGTGTTGTATTTTTGTAGAACGGCATAAAATTCAAATGGTTTTGAATGGTCCAAATGATTTGATGATTCTTTTAATATCTCGTAATTACGACCTTCTTTTGGGTTAATATATCCTGCATCGTATTCAATAAGAATTCCCTTACCTGTATCTCTAGGCCCTAAAATTTTATATTCACTCATAATAAGTTTTAGTTATAAATATTAGGCCGTTTCCGTTTTTACTTTAATTGGTTTAACATTACCTGTTTTTGTTAAATAAAATTTGAAATTAGGGTTGTTTATCAAAACATCCGAATAAATTTCTTTTACTAATAATTTAAGTGTTTTCTTTAATTTTAAGGATTTGAAATCTATTGGTTCATTTAAAAATAGATTAATTTCTAAATTCATAAATGATTTCTTTTTTAGGTGTAGACCGC